AGCCCATCTGGCAGGACGTGGTCGACAAGATCGTGCGCAACGTCAGCGTCGGCTACATCGTCCACACCTACCAGATCACCGAGCGCGACGGACAGACCCCGGAATACCTCGCGGTGGACTGGGAACCGACCGAAATCAGCCTTGTACCAGTGCCGGCCGATGCCGACGCCGGCATCCGCAGTGCCACCCGGCCCGAGGACGCGCCGACCTACCCGGTCAACTACGTGCGCACCGAACCCGACCAACCCCCAGTACCCGCCATGCCGGAAAGCACGACTGAGCCGGCCAGCAATGAACCCGAATCCCGAAATCAGGAGCCATCAATGACCCCGGAAGAAATCGAAGCCCTGCGCCAGCAGGAACGTGCCGCTGCCATCCAGGCCGAAAACCAGCGCCAGCAGGCCATTCGCAATCTGACTAACCATTATCCGCAGCTCGGTGCCGAATTCGCCCGAACCCTGCTGGATGACACCGCCTGCGATATCCATCGTGCCCGCGAGCTGGTGCTGGAACGTCTTGCTCAGAGCAGCGCCGCTAGCCAAGAACGCAGCGGCGTGAACATGGAAACGCTGCAAGACGAGACGCAGGTCCGCCGCGACGCCATGCAAGCGGCCATTCATCACCGCGCCTTCGGCGGCGAACTGCCCGAGTCGGCCCGCCAGTATCGCGGCATGAACCTCACCGACATGGCGCGTGCCTGCGCCGAGTCCGCCGGCGCCAATGTACGCGGGCTGGCGCGCTCCGAGATTGTCGAGCTGGCGCTCAACAACTCGCGCGGCTACGGCATGCACACTACCTCGGACTTCCCGGTGATTCTTGCCAACGTGGCCAACCGTTCCATGCTGCAAGGCTACGAAGCTGCCGGCCAGACTTTCCGCCCCTTGGTGCGCGAGGTCAATGCGCCGGACTTCAAGGACGTGATCAAGCTGCGCGTCGGCAACCAGGTCGAGCTGAAGGAAGTCGCCGAGGCTGGCGAGTTCGAAATCGGTAATCTGAACGATGCCGAGAGCGAGCGTTACAAGCTGCGCACCTACGGCCGCATCGTCAACATCAGCCGTCAGGTCATCATCAACGATGATCTCGGCGTGTTCAACGACGCGGCGTTCGGTTTCGGCCGCAGCGCCGCCAACCTGGAGTCCAACCTGGTGTGGGGCCTGATCATCAAAAACCAGAAGCTGGGCGACGGCAAGACGCTGTTCCACGCCGACCACGGCAACATTGCCGCCGCCGCAGCGGCCGTCGGCATCGACGCCATCGACGCGCTGGACCAGCTGATCGGCGCCCAGACCGAGCCGGGCACTAAGGACGATCTCAACCTGTACGGCAGGTACATCCTGGTGCCGCGCACCCTGCGCCTGGCCGCCCAGCGCGCCATCGGCTTCGTGTCTGCCACCGAGGTGGACAAGCTGAACCCGCTGGCTGGTCAGTACCAGGTGATCGCCGAGCCGCGGCTCACGCGCAACAGCGCCACCCGTTGGTATCTGGCGGCCGGCCCGGAGTCGGCACCGACCATCGAGCTGGCGTATCTCGAAGGCCAGCGCGGCGTGTACACCACCAGCCGCGAGGGCTTCGAGGTGGACGGCGTGCAGGTCAAGGGCCGCATCGACGTCGGTGTCGGCCTGATGGATCACCGCTGGATTGCCACCAACCCGGGCCAGTAAGCCCGCTGCAGCCCCATGACGCCCGCCCTTGTGCGGGCGTTCTTATTTCCTGATCGGAGATTGACCCATGCGCAATTGCAAATCCACCGGCGCCACCCTCACCCTTGTCGCGGCGGCTGTCACCCTGTCCGGCGATCCGGTACTGACCGGCAATCTGTTCAGCGTGGCCCAACACAGCGCCGCCATCGGGGAGCCGCTGACTACCACCACGCTGGGCGTGTATGCCCTGCCGAAGGACGCCGCTGCCGTGTTCACTGTCGGCGAGGAAGTCTGGTTCGACCCGGCCACCAAGACCTGCGGCGAGAAAGCCACCGGCAAGCACCTGATCGGCGTCGCCACCGTCGCCGCCGCTAACGGCACCGCCAGTGTGGACGTACGCCTCAACGGCACATCCACCAGCGTCGCCGCCTGATGAACGCCTTTGACCGCCTGAACCGTAGCCTGGCACGCCTGGCAGGGGGTGGTGTGATCGGCGAGCCGGTCACCGTTGACGGCCAGCCCTTCACCGGCCTGTTCCGCCGCGACGATAGCAGCGGCGTGGCGCTGGGCTTCGTCCACGGCGAAGCCCGCAAGACCGCCACGCTGGCGCTGTTGCTGACTGACCTAGGCAACGTCGTGGTCGGCGAAGGCTCGGCGGTCATGGCGGACAGCGACAACTGGCGTGTCGATCGCCCGCCCGAGCGGCGCGGCGACGGCTACCTCACCCTCACCCTGGAGCACCAGCCATGAGCAACCGCAGCGTTCTGCTGATCGCCCTCAGTGCCGCCGTCAAGGCGGCGGCGACCGCCGCCGGCATCTCGGTCGGCAGCCAGTTTGAAAACCGTACGGCCGACATCAGTAGCAACCAGCTGCCGGCACTCAACATCCGCCGGCAAAGCGACGGCGGATTGTCCGCGGTCTCCGTCGGCAGCCGTACTCGTCGCCTGGAACTGGCGATCGACCTCTACGGCAACGGCGACAGCCGTTTCGACGTGCTCGATGCCGCCGAGCTTGCCGTCACTGACGCGCTGCTGGCGCTGAAGGGCAATCCCTACTACGTCACGGCGGTTGAGGTCGCCACCGACTGGGATCTGGAAGACCTCGCCATCGCCTACGCTGCCACGCGGCTCAGGGTCAGCATCGACTACATCGCATAGGACTACACCATGCCTAAAAACCTCAGTTTCATCGGCAAGGGCGAACTGCACCTCGCCCCGCGCGGTACCGGCCAGTATGTGTCGGTGCTTAACCTGTCCTCGCTCAAGATCAATCCCGACGTCGAGGAAAAGAAGCTCGCCAATACCACTACCGCCGCCGGTGGTGACCTGGATATCTATACCGAGATCAAGGGCGTCGGTATCACCCTGGGCGGTATCAGCCAGTTCAGCAAAGAGAACTTGGCGCTGCTGTTGAAAGGCACCACTTCCAGCGTGGCGGGTGGCGCGGTAGCTGGCGAGGCCTTCAAGGGCTATGCCGGCAAGCTGGCGGCGCTGGCCAAGATCGTCGACACCACCAAGCCGGTGACCGTGAAGAAAGGTGCCGCCACGATCGACGCCGCGAACTACGTCGTTACCGCCGGCGGCCTCCGCTTCCTGATGCCGGCAGTCGGCTTCGCCGATGGCGATGACCTGACCGTCGATTACACGGCGCTGGCGGCCGAGCGCATCGACGCGCTGACCCAGACCGGCCAGGAGTACGAAGCCCGCTTCATCGGCCTCAACGCAGCCGATGGTGGCGCACCGGTCATCGTGCAGTGTCACCGCGTGCGCCTGGGCGCCGGCGGGCTGGACCTGATCAGCGAAGGCAGCGACTTCACCAAGTCGGAGCTGTCCGGCAGCCTGCTGGTGGATACCAGCAAGGTCGGCAACGGCATCAGCCAATACCTGTACATGCTGCGCGCCTAATTCCAATCCACGACGCCCCGCCCTGGCGGGGCCGGAGAAAACCATGTTTGTCATCAATCAGAATCCGGTCATCAAGTGGCCGGTCAAGGTGGTGCTGCCGGCTGACGGCGGCGTCGACCAGACTGCCGAGTTGGTCGCGCACATCCGTCTGTTGCCCCCGGAGCGGTATGAAGAGCTAACCAAGGTCGTGACGCCGGAGTCGCTGTCCCAGGCGCTGGAGCAAGGCTGCGAGGCCTTGTCTGCATTCGTGGCTGACTGGGAATCGGTGCGCGACCCGCAAGGCGCGGCGGTGCCGTACTCGCCGGAGGCGCTTCGCGCTGCCGTAACCGGCCCGGGCGGCAATTACGTTTCCCATGCATTCTGGAAAGCGGTGCACGAGGTGCACCTGCAGGGCCGCGAAAAAAACTGATCTCCGTTGCCCGGCATCTTGCGTATGGCCTGCCGGGCGACGTGGAGCTGTACGCGGCCAATGCGCCAGCGTTGCGGCTGTGGCTGAACGTGGCAGGGCAGTGGCGACGCGCCGGTATGACGGGTATGCCCGTTGCGCTCGACTACGCAGCCGTCGAATCGGTGATGAACATGCAGGACATCCCTCGCGACCGGCGCAGTTCATTGCTGGATGACGTCCGGGTGATGGAGCGCGCCACGTTGGATGTGTGGAGTGAGCGGCGCGGGTGATCTGTCGTCACACCCAGAAGAATGGAGGTAAGAGTGGCTTCAGTACAGGGTGGATCGCTGGTCATTAGCGTAGAGGCCGACGTTGCCAAATTGCAGGCTGGCATTGCTGCAGCAAGCCGCGCCGTTGCCGCCGGATCGGAGCAGATGACGGCTGAGGCGAAGCAGGCCGCCGCCGCGCTGGAATCCGTGGGCGATAGCAGTGCCGTTGCAGCTGGCAAGATCGACCAGTCGACCAGTAGCATGATCAGCGATATCCAGCGCACCACAGCGGCGGCGCAAGCTGGCGGCAGAGCCAACAGTGAGTATTTCCGCTTGCTGGCAGGGCAGCGTGGTGTGGATGTGGCGGCGCTGGATCCGTACTTGCAGCAATTGGACGCGGTTTCTGGCAGGCAGGCACGAGCCGGACTGACGGCAGGCGAGATGTCCAACGCCATGCGCACCCTGCCCGCGCAATTCACAGATATTGCTACCTCGCTAGCTGCAGGGCAGAGCCCGATGCTGGTTTTCCTGCAGCAAGGCGGGCAGCTCAAAGATATGTTCGGCGGCACGCTGCCGGCAGTCAAAGCATTGGGCAGTTACGTCGCTGGGTTGATCAACCCGTATACCCTTGCGGCTGCCGCCGCGGTCGGTTTGGCCTACGCCTACCATCTGGGTAGCGAGGAGGCCGATGCCTACAACAATGCGCTGATCAATACGAACAATGCGGCGGGTACGTCGGCTGATGCCATGGCCACCATGGCGGCGCGTATTGGCGATACCGTTGGGACTCAGCACGCTGCGGCGGAGGCCCTGGCGGCGCTGGCCGGCTCGGGCAATGTGGCGGCGGCCAATCTGGATCATTTCTCGGCGGTGGCGATGGAGTGGGCCGACGTCACCGGTACGGCGATCGACGATATCGCCAAGGAATTCTCAGGCCTCGGTAAAGAGCCGCTCAAGGCCGCGCTCAAGCTCGATGAAAGCATGCGTTTCCTGACTGTCTCGACCTACGAGCAGATCAGTGCGCTGGAGAAACAGGGGCGCACCACCGAGGCTGCCAACGTGGCGCAGAACGCCTATGCCGATGCGCTG